TTTTCTAACTATGTTGGTGGCATCAGAATTGTTGGTCCACTACTATTCAATAACCTGTCGTTCTATCAGTCAACTAGCCTTCAAGAAGTGTCTAGCGTTTCTAAGAGACCTTGGCTAAAGGTAAAGCAATCTGGAGTTACGGCACTAGACTGGTTCTTCTGGAATGTTCCAACGTACAACTGGAACAGAGTACTGGTGCTGTCTGACATCACTTATTACGGAGTGGACCCACAAGATTTGTTTAAGGCTTTCACAGGAACCAACAAGATCATAGCTGGAGACAACACGACCTTCAGGCTCAAAAATTACAGGTACAGAACATATGATGCAGTATCTTGGCAGTCGCAACAGATAAAACCTGCATAATATGGTATACTAGTGGTTATGAATGAAAAATTTCCTGGTCAAATTGGTGAATCCAAACTAACTGTAATCGATAAACACTACGATTGGGGTATCTATGTTTGGATCAAAGCAAACGGCAAGCCATTCACTGATGGACAGGGTGGAGTTTTGAACATACCGTCTCATAGGGGTGATGGTTTACAACTAGAGAAGCTTCGCAGAGAAGCTGATTATCTTGGTCAGGGTGACGGACACGCTGAGTTTTTTGCTGGCATGGCAAGAATCACTGACGAAGAGTATAGCGAACAGGTAGAAAGAATGCAGCAGGGACTTATCCCAAACCTCAACGACCTGGGTGCAGTCATGGATGCAAAGAAGACACTTGAGCTATATGGAGATGAAGAGTAATGGCAGATTACGAATATTTTATTAACGCTAAAATGGATGAAGGTCAAGTAGACCAGAATCAGTTTAAGAGCCAGGACCCATTTAATAAGTCTTGGGACTCCCTTAAGGGACTGTCTGGACTAGACAAAAACTTTAAGCGTAGATCAGACAGAATGTACAAGGCTGTTGACACAAGCACCGACGCATACCAGGACAGCGCATTGGCTACACGATCTGGTATCGATGGCGCAAAGTCAAAGGAAATTAATCCAGGAACCGTCTACAGCAACGGCTACAGCATGTTTGACGTTATTACGCCACCATGGAACCTGTACGAACTAGCCAACTTCTACGACACATCGTTTGCTAACCACGCAGCGATTGATGCCAAGGTAGAGAACATCGTTGGTCTAGGCTATGACTTCCACATCACAAGCCGTGCTCAGATGATGATCGAGGGTAACGAGAGCGACTCAGCCAGAGACAAGGCTAGAAGACGCATCGAAAGAATTAAGATTGAGCTACGTGACTGGCTAGAGAACCTAAACGACGACGACTCATTCACAACATCTATGATGAAGGTTGTAACAGACCTACAGGCAACTGGAAACGGCTACCTTGAAATCGGTAGAACTGTTGGCGGAGATATCGGATACGTTGGTCACATTCCTTCTACAACAATGCGTGTACGTAGACTACGTGACGGATACGTTCAGATTATTGGTCAGAAGGTTGTTTACTTCCGTAACTTCGGGGCAAAGAATGCAAACCCAGTAACATCTGACCCACGCCCTAATGAGATTATTCACTTTACAGAGTACTCTCCACTAAATACTTACTACGGTATTCCAGACATCATGTCTGCCGTAGGTGCACTACACGGAGACCAGCTTGCGTCACAGTACAACATTGACTACTTTGGAAACAAGGCAGTTCCTAGATATGTTGTCACTCTAAAGGGAGCAAAGCTATCCACTGACGCAGAAGACAAGCTATTTGCATTCTTGCAGACAGGTCTAAAGGGGCAGAACCACAGAACCCTATACATCCCTCTACCAGGAGACTCAGACAATAACAAGGTAGAGTTCAAGATGGAGCCAGTAGAGAACGGTGTCCAGGAGGCATCATTCAACGAGTACAGACTACGCAACCGTGACGACATTCTCGTTGCTCACCAGGTGCCACTTTCTAAGATTGGTGGTGGCGATTCAGCTGCCATCGCTGCAGCTATTGCTCAAGACCGCACCTTTAAAGAGCAGGTAGCAAGACCAGCACAAAGATATCTAGAGAAGATCCTAAACAAGATTGTAAAGGAAAAGACAGATATTCTAGAGCTAAAGTTTAATGAGCTGACTCTAACAGATGAGAATGTGCAATCACAGATTCTTGAGCGTTATGTCAAGACTCAGATCATGGTTCCTAACGAGGCTAGAGAAAAGCTTGGACTTCCACAGAGACCAGATGGTGACGCTCCTTTTGAGATGTCATCAAGACAATCGGCAGACGCTAGAGCAGATCTTGCAGGCAATAGACAGAGAGATGTCGAGAGAACCAATAATTCTTCAGACGATTCTGCAACTATTTCTGGTAGAAACGCTCAAGGTGAAGGCAGATCAGCACAATAGGTGCTATAATATATTTATAACAAATAGATAAAAAAGGGTATATAATTAACTAGCATGACTATATCAAAGGCTCATTTCGATACTAATGGCGAGGACCTACGTCTCTCGATGCCATTTAGCAAGGTAGACAAGGAACGTCGCATCGTTTCTGGCTTTGCTACACTCGACAACCTAGATAGACAGAACGACATCGTTCTTCCAGAGGCATCGCTAAAGGCTTTCTCAAAGTTCCGTGGTAACATCCGTGAAATGCACCAACCAATCTCAGTTGGCAAGATGGTAGCGTTTAAGGAAGACAAGTTCTTTGACCCACAGACCAAGAAGTTCTATTCTGGAATTTATGTTTCTGCATATGTATCTAAGGGTGCTCAAGATACCTGGGAAAAGGTTCTAGATGGAACCCTTTCTGGTTTCTCTATTGGCGGTAAAATGAACAAGTTCGACAACGCATACAATGCAGAACTTGACAAGACCGTAAGAATTATTAAGGAGTACGACTTGTTTGAGCTATCGCTCGTTGACTCTCCAGCCAACCAATTGGCTAACTTCGTATCTATCGAGAAGATGGACAGCGAAGAGATGGAGAAGTCTGCAACAGTACTTGAAAATGTTTTCTGGGACTCAACATCTGGTTTGGTCCTTCTATCGCAGAGCGAGTCTGAGGTAAGCCCAACTACTGGCGCACAGATGGAAAACATAGGTTTCGTTGAAAAAAATGACAGCGAAAAAACAGAAATGATAAAGTTCTTAGTTGATAGTGCTAAAGGCATTAATACTTCTAAGATGATAAAGGAGGTAAGTCCTATGACTGACACAACAAATGACGTAGTTGAAGAAACTACAGTTGAAGAAGCACAGGTCGCTCCAGAGGCAGATGCCACAGCAGAAGCAGTAGCTGAAGAAGCAGTGGCTGCAGATGTAGAAAAGTCAGCAGATGCTGATGAAGACGACGTTACAGGTGCCGAAGCTGTAGAGGGATCAGACGACATGTCTGGTACCGAAGCAGAAGAGGAAGAAGTAGCAAAGTCAGATTCCGTTGTTGAAGAGGTATCTAAGTCAGATGAAGCTATTGTTAACGCAGTAGCAGATATCAAGAACTCTCTAACATCAGCCTTTAGCGATCTAGCAGTAACCATTAAGTCTCTAAACGAGCAGGTAACTGCACTAAACAAGTCTCTAGACAACGCAAACAGTGAAATCGCATCAGTAAAGAGCGAAGTCGCCAATGCCAAGAGCGAGTTTAACGAGTTTGGAAAGAGGGTAGACGCTGTTGAGGCAGACACCGCTTTCCGCAAGTCTGGCGATCTAGGCGAGATCGTACAGGAACATGAACCAGAATTGGTTCAGAAATCCCTATGGGGCGGTCGTTTCCTCAAAACTGCCGACTTATTGAAATAATAAGACACTAATCACAGGAGGTGAAAAATATGTCGGAAGAAATTAAGAAAAATTATCCAGATGCTTCAGGTGACCCAACCGTAAATGGTGAAGGTGCTTTTGCTTCTGGAGGCATTGGAGGTGTCTCTGATCCAGGTGCTAGCACCCTCGGAAACATTCCAACTGCAAACTATGGTCTAACAACTGGACCAAATGCCGTCAATCCTTCGGGTGATGCAGGCAGCGGTATCCTTCGCCCTGAACAGGCACGTCGTTTTATTGACTACGTATGGGATGCTACTACTCTCGCCAAGGATGGTCGTCGTGTAACTATGAGAGCTAACACT